AGGAGTTATTCCAAGCCCAGCATTGCTTTGTGAGAAGTAATTGCCTGTTAAACCAACTCTAACTTGAGGTGCGTATACATGAGGCGCAGATGGATAAAAGGATGTAGTTCCTACACCAAAATTCCCATAATTATCAAACACACCCCGTGGATTCCCATCCCCATCAGACAGCACGATGTAGTTGCTTGCTGTGCGAATGTCTAGGCCACCAGTGTTTCCGTTGTAGTAGCCAAGAATGGAGTTCTTACCGCCAGTTGTGATAGCCGAACCAGCGTTACGCCCGATAAATGTATTGAATGAGCCAGAAGTCAAACCATTACCAGCACCAAAACCATAAATTGCGTTGTCAGTTCCGCTTGAAGACCCTTCTACAGCCCTACTGCCGACAACAGTATTTTTTACGCCAGTTGCTAAATTACCTGTGGTGTAACCAATGTAAGTGCAATCATCTGCATTACTAGAATAACCTGCTTTATAGCCAATAAAAACACCTTGAGTTCCCGTGGTATTTGTGTATCCCGCCTGAAAACCTACGGCAGTATTGTTAGATGCTGTAGTGTTGGACAACAATGCGCTACGGCCAACTGCTACGTTGTATGCGCCAGTAGTATTGGTAAACAAAGACCCTGCACCAACTGCCGTATTTTCCGCACCAGTTGTATTAGCCTTTAATGCTTGATTACCAATAGCAGTTGTTTGGTCTGCTGTGGTATTGGCGTTAGCCGCTTGATATCCAAGTGAGACTATACCTGCGCCTGTAGTATTTGAGTAACCAGCTTGGTAGCCAACAGCAGTGTTGTTAGATGCTGTGGTGTTGGAATAAAGAGCCTGAAAACCAATAGCAACACCGTTAGATGCTGTAGTGTTGTATGCTAATGCACCCCATCCCAAAACTGCGTTTCCTGCTCCAGTGGTGTTGTTGTAAAAGGTAGGTACTTCACCAGCCCCATCACCGCCACCTACCGCCACGTTTAAAGAGCCAGTGGTTGTACTTGCCATTACTTGACAACCAATAGCAGTATTACGAGCCGTCATTAAAACACCCGCTTGATAACCAATTGCAGTAATTGCATTAGCAGTTGCATTAGCCGCCGCCGCACCATATCCTACTGCGGTATTTGAAGTGCCAGTTGAATTTGTTTGTAATGCGGTATAACCTACAGCGGTGTTGTTAGATGCTGTGGTGTTGGAGTTCAGAGCTTGCATACCAAGTGCTGTATTTGCTGAACCAGTTGTATTGCCAGACAACGCTCCAAGACCTAATACAGAATTTTGACCGCCAGTGGTATTCGCATAAAAGGCTTGGTAGCCTACTGCTGTATTTTGTGTTCCAGTACTATTTGTGTACCCCGCCTGATAACCTACAGCAGTATTGTTGGATGCTGTGGTGTTGTTGTATAGTGAATCTACACCAAGTCCAGTATTGTATGAACCTGTTGTGTTTAATCTAATAGCATTTCTGCCGACACCAGTGTTGTATGAGCCAGTTGTATTTAGAGTTAAAGCCACATAACCTACACCAGTATTTTGAGTTCCTGTTGTATTTGCATTGAGTGCTATAGAGCCGATAGCAGTAAGTTCACCAGTTGTATTGCTATATCCCGCTTGGTATCCTACAAAAACATTAGGTGTACCAGTAGTATTACTGTTCCCCGCCTGATAGCCCACAGCCGTGTTATTAGATGCTGTGGTGTTGGAAGCTAATGCCTGACGACCGACAGCGACATTTTTAGTGCCAGTTGTATTTGCCACTAAAGTTCCAAAACTTCCAATTGCGGTATTGTCATCTCCCGTTAAATTTGCCGCAAGAGCAGATGAACCAACAGCCAAATTAGAACCACCAGTAGAGACAAGCAAAGCGTTATAACCAAGAGCAGTTGAGTTATTTGCACTGCCACCAGTGTTAGCCGCTAAAGCACTAGCACCCACCGCAGTATTGGTAGACACAGCACCTGCACCTTTACCAACAGTCAGACCGCTGATAGAGGCATCATTAGCCATCGTTACAGTAGTGCCGTTGAATGTGAAGTTAGCAGAGTCAACTAAATTACCTGATGCACCCGCATAGAGAACACGACCAGATGTCAGAGAAGAATCAGTCAGGTCATTAACAGTCAACGTAGTGCCGTTGAATGTCATGTTGGAAGAACCAGCCAATACGCCAGAACTGTTGAACTGAACCTGAGTGTTAGAGCCACCAGCCGCGCCAGCCGTAGCCGTACCGACAACCTTCACATAGTCTGTACCGTTGAAGTAAACAAATGCTGTCTCGCCTACAGCCACAGATACACCAGTCTGGCCTGATGCTTTAAACGTAACGATGCCGCCCGTGGCAGCGTTCACGACTGTGTATGTCTTGCTGTAGCTTGGGCCTGTGACTACCTTGGCAGTTGTTAGCGTACCTGTAACCCGCACGATGGCAAACTGGGCTGTGACTGTGCCCGCGCCTGTCAGGGTAGATGTGACATTAGAAGCTGATGCATCGCCCGTGGTGTTAGCCAGAGTTACTGCGCCGTCATTTGTCAGGGTCAAAGTGCCAGCAATAGCAATATTGATGTACTGCGTTAGACCATTGTTAACGGTGTCGCCCCATGTGCCGGAGAGTTCACCCTGTACTGGTAGAGCTAAACCTAATTGTCCCGTTGCGCCTGTAGTCATTTAAAACTCCTAATTCGTTGAAACATCAGCCCATGCCGCTGTCTGTGTATTACCAATAGTCTGCCAATTGGCTGTCTGCGTGTTACCAATATTCTGCCAGTTTGCGGTCTGCGTGTCATCTATAACACTCCACCCAAACGCCTGTGAAAATGCGTTAACCGCTCCAGTTGCCGATACGCCCGTTAAGGCTATTGACTTGTTAATTCCTACCGACCCAACTGCGCCTGTTGCAGCTACACCCGTTAAAGCCGGAGAATGCAAAACACCCAGTGTTCCAACCGCACCCGCCGATACCACACCTGTCAAAGCTACGGAGAACGCTGGAACCACCGTCCCAACAAACCCGCTGGCAAAAGTCCCATTCTCAACAATAATGTACGATGGTACGACCGTTCCTACATCACCCGTTGCCGATACACCCGTCAGAGCTATCGCTGTACTACTTACTACCGTTCCGACCTCGCCGGTTGCTTGAACACCTGTCAGGGCTATTGCTTTTTCAATACCTACTGACCCTACGGCTCCCGTTGCCGCTACGCCTGTGATAGCTGTCTCAGTGCTTGCTACAACCGTCCCAACCAACCCAGATGCCGTTACACCTGAGAGAGCTACCTCAACACTTACCTTTACTAACCCAACTGCGCCCGTTGCTTCAACGCCCGTGATGGCAAGTTCACCGCCGCCCCAGACACTACTACCCCATGTACCATCGCCCCATCCAAGAGACATGACATCAAGTTGTAGACAAACGCAATAACGCAGTTGTCGTTGAACTTGTCGGCATTGTTAACGTAAACACCCCAGACGTAATGGTCTGGCTACTGAATGTGTGAACGCTAACCGCTGTGTTGCCCTGTGTGGAGTTGTAAATTAACACCGCATCAAAAGCAGCAAAGGTTACAGGTGTTGCCGTGGCCCCGTAGACAATACTTGCCGAAGGAGTCCAATAAGCCACCCCTGCGGTAGCTGAAGCGTTTGTAGCTACAGGCACATTGGCGTTGGTAATTGCCACACCACCAGCCGAATAGTTTGCTGACGATACTTCATTGCTTGCGCTGTATGCAGTGGTTGATGCGTTAACAGTAGCGCCCACCAAATACAAAGCCGCCTTAAACGTATCTTTTGTGGGTGCGGTTAAGCTACCCCTGCTGGTCAACGTGATAGTGCCAAATTGATGACCGCCGTTTAGTAACTCTCCCATGAAGGAGGTACACATACTTTGAGTATTCGCCATGATTTATCCTAGTGATGCTGCTTCAAGACCCGCTAACATGGATTTTTTCAAAGCCACATGAGCAGAACGATGTACTAATTCGCCGTCCAACCAATACTCCACCCATGTGGTTGTTTCGTTGTCATTATCCAATGAACCTTCACGCTTTTCAAGCAGTGATTCATCCATGTCACCTTTGGTTGTTGTAACAATCAATTTGAACTCCTAATAAGAGCCGCCGTAGCGGTATTTGCGGGCATAGTAATAGTAAATGTACCAACAGATGTCTTGTCTGAACCGAAGTCCAACACAGCTATGGATTTGTTACCTTGGGTAGAGTTGTAAATTAACGCACATCTTGCGGTGATTATCCCAGTCCATGAGATGTTTGGGAAACCCACAAAAGCTGTGTATCCAGAGGTGCTGACTGTGATGGGTGTTAACTGTGCTCCACCAAGAGCGTATGTACCTGTTGCTGGCACTTCATTGGTTGAATTGTATACAGTTGTGTCTTCGTTCAAGTTAGCGTTAGCCGTATACAAAGCAATCTTGATAACGTCAGTTGTCAGGTCATGAATACCTTGGTACAACTGCGCCTTAAAGCTTGTGGTCTGGGTTTGAACAATAGCCATCAGGTCACCGCCTGTCTATACTGACCAGAACGGTAAGCGTCCTGACGCTCCATACCATCACCCAGACGTTTAGCCAATGCAAGTGCTTCTTGGTATTTGCCGTTGTACAACGCCATCATGTCTTGCTCACCTTTCATGTAGGTGTAAGCCTCAACTAACGAGCCGTACAACAGCACAGTATCAAAGTTGTCACCTAGCCATGAAGTGAAAGGTGCTACAGAAATGCTTGGCGGATAGAAATAATAGTGCAGTTCAGAACTGTATCCCGCATCGGGCGTGGGGCCAAGAATAAAAGTTAGCTCTGCCGCGTTATCTGAACGTGGGCCAAACAAAGCGTAGTACCTAGGAATCCCCGTGTCTGTAGGCTGTGGGTATGCTTGCCTGATAAAGTTAACATCTTTGTTTAACAAGTACTCATACTCGCCACTGGCGTTAATAACAGCCAACGAATACACCGCCAGAAAATCCGTAGGGCACTGCAAGTATTTATTATTTGTAGTCATTGACCCCGTCACGTTCTTACGGATAGACGGAAACTGCACCGAGTTATAAATACGCTGCTCAGCCTGCGTAACGAACACGGGGATATTAGTCACGAAATCTGCTTCCGTGTTCTCCGTGTACGCTTGGATAGCGTTGCTGAGTTCAGTGTAATTCATGCCATCGGGCCTCTGGCAATCGTGCCTTTGGTAGCCGCGCCGTTACCGCGGGTGACGATACCGGATGTCTTAGTTGGGTTTTCACCGTTATTAATAACGCCAACGCTCATTCTCATGGTGTTAAGGCTACTAATGCTAGAGTCCTTGCCGGGATTCTCCGACATAACCAGAGGCTTGCCATTCATTTTGTGCGGTGCAGCATAAGTAGCAGCGTCGCCAACTTCTTTACCCATAACTTTTTTGCTGAATTTAGCCATGATTAGCCCCCTTTTTGATTAGCAACTTTGGCCAAACCACGGCCATACTGAAGCATCATCTCATTAGTCTTACCACCCTTGGCAAGCTTTGTAAGCTTTTTGCCGGGGTGCATATTTTTTTCGTGCTTACCAATGGCGGACTTCACCATCTTTTTGTCTTGTGTCATATCTTTCATAACTAACTCCTAAGTAACTGTTACCGTAACTGTACCAACAAATGTCGTTGCCACCAAGTAATTTGGTGTCATACCTGCATCAAAATAGCTAGCCCCACCTACTGGGCTCCAGCCCCATTGAATATCCCGCGAACCCCCAGTCGGACTGCCAGCAGTATTTACGCCTGCCGTGACATACGTTGAGTCTGTACGTGGGTTACGCACTGCTTGCGGGTCATCAACTGGATACATACCCAACTGCAACTGCGGCTGATCGGGATCCCAACACTGAGGACACACAAGCAGGTTATATATCTTAGTCTTCTGAATCTCTTTTTTAAGCGCTGTTAATTTGTACTGGAAGCCACACCTATCACACATGGCAATACTATTTTTGCCAGAAGCAAACCGATTACCCATCAGGAGCCCCCGCCAATAAACTGTTGTCGAGGCACAAAGCGAATAGCCGCTTTTTCTCGGTCTTCAGATGCGGCTAACTCCCAAGCTTCGTCATACTGTTGTTTCAATACAGGTAAGCGCTCAGCGCCACCGGCAATCTTTAACGCTAAATAGAATGCGAGGCCAGCGGCCAAACAGGGGATAAACCTAAACGGCACGTCCATCACGTTAACACCACCACCCGCGTCCTGCGTGCGGCGTAAGCGCCAGTAAACAAACGTGTACTGCTGTGACCCATCAGGAGTTGGCCAAACTGTAATAGCCGGAACTTGCGCCCAGTACACAGTAGCCGCAGCGGTATGTCCTACAGCAATAGTCTCTTGCTGACCACGGGAGCAGTTAAACAGCGTGCCAGAGTTAGCGTTTGCGGTCTGGGTGATATAGCTGTAATTGATGATCTCGTCATCGATCTTAATGAAGCCAGTTGCTGGCAAACCCCTCACATCATTCAACACAACTGATGTGCTGGTAGCCGTAATCGTTGTTGTAAGCGTTGCAGAAATAGGAGAGTTTTGGCCGTTATACCGCTGAATCCAGACTTGGATTGGTCTGGCTTGTTGAATCTTGTTGGGGATCGTAGCATACGTAGAAACACTAATACGCGTGATTGTTAAGTCGGACTGTGTATTAACTGCGTTAGGCTGCGTACGGATAACGTGCTCAATTAAATCAACTGTACTGTCTGGTAGGGCGTATGTATTCTGACCCTGAACGAGAGTAATCTCACCCTGCTCCATCGTCCACATATTGATGCCGCGATTAGCCCAGTCTGCAAACATGATGTTCAAACTACGACGAGCAGTGCGCAGGTCATAGCCAGTACGCATCTCACCACCAGCGCGTTCAAACGCCTCCTCAACCAATTCGTCGAGTTGGAGATTAAAACTGGATGCGCCCGAAGTAGTTGCCATTATCTAAACCCTGCCGTTTTCTTTGCAATCGTTTTAGGTTGAGCTACGAATTGTTTACCGGCGGCTTTTCCGGCTCGCTTGGCTTTGGTCGTCGCAGCGTACTCACTAGCGCTAAGACTTTTGATCGCAGCTTTTGGAAGGTATCGTTCACCAGTGTCAGAAGATTTTTTACCACTTTTAGTTGTCCAGTCTTGTTTGCCCCAGTCTTTTAAAGACTGTTGCGGTTTAGCTAACCCACCACCGGCCATTTTTTTCTTACCAGCACAATGCGCCTTTTCTGAGAAACCTTTTGGGGCATCACAGTTTACGGCTTTCTTGCGTTTGTCAGACCATTTCATTTATATCCACCACCTGCGGCTTTGTATCGTTTAGCCATAACTTGCGCTTTACGTGCTGACCACTGACCTGCACCAGTACCAACAATTGCGGCAGCTTTGACGCTGTTAAAAATCCGTTTGCGTAACTCAGGCTTGGTGTAATTACCCGCCTCGTTTACCTTGGATTTGACCTTCCCACCCTCTTTGTACTGGGTAAAGTCAGTGTTGTCCCGCCGGGCTTTCTTCTTACCCTTGGGCATTTTAAAGGGGGCGATGTCCCCCATACCGCGACTGGCCATCATTTTGTACCGCCTTTAACTTTCTTGGCTAAAAACATTTTATCAACCATCTTTATCCGCTGGGGTTTG